TCAATAAGTCCGTCACTATTAACTCTCGTTGCAGTCGTTGCTCTTGTTACTACTAAATCGCCACTTCCGTCAGTAGGTTTGATACTATATAATTTGTCCTCTTTGTAACCATTTGGCGTCACAATTAACGAAGCACTATCGAATAAACTCATTTTTTAAATATTTTTTAATTGTTCAATCAAGCAATTTTCCGCTTCAAAAATTCCATTATCATTTGCGATTCGTTCTTTGAATTCTTCAACCGCAATTCTAATTTCATTTTTTATCACATTGTCAATTTCATAAATTGGAAATGCAATTTCAAAATCAATTTTCATTTTTTGTTTATGTTAAATGAACAAAAACTGGGTCGTTGTCGTCAAGTTGTGTTTCAAATTCACATTTTATGTGTGACGCGCCTACGTTAATACTGAAAACGTTTTCTTCAATGTTTATTGTTTTGAACAATACGAAATGAACGTTGTCAATACTTATGTAAAAATTTACAAATTGTTTGTAGTCTTTTAGACCTTTGATTGTAATGGTGTGTAAACCATTAACATTTCTTGTTGCCGATGTTGTCGTTGTTGTAACTCCGTTTAATAGTGTGTGCATTTTTTAAAAATAGTTTAAGTTTTTTTATATTTTCTTCCGTTCTTTTGTCAATTTTTCTTTTCATATTAATAGGGATTGTCTAAATACCATTTCCCGCAAATCATTTTTGATTTTAATGGATTCACAATATTGTTTGAACTTGCCACATATTCCGGCAAATGATATTTGCAAAGCCAACGTTCCAAACGTGATTCGTACATTTCCATTTTTAAACGTTGATTTTGTACCAAATAGTCAACCTCGACTTTGTCAATTGATGTTGAATCCGCCGGATTGTGTTTTGAAATCCCCCCGTTGTTTATTTGATACGCACCATAAAGCAAATATTCCATTGCCGATCCGTGAATGATGTAAGGTTTCAAATAATCTTCATACAATTTTAAATAATCACCCGCCAAATCGTCGTTTTCGAAATCTTCGCAAATCTTATTGTAAAGCGTTTCGCCCAAAACTTCTTCAACTCTAATGCGTTGAAAGTCGGCAATTGCTACAACGTATTTGTCAACGTCAATATTCCCACCCAAAGGGGTGTTTTTTGTCAATTCGTCTTCTTTTAATAGTATCGTTGTCATTGTTTATTGTCTATAATTTGGGTCTAATGACCAATAATTGTTGGACGCTTCGGCAACTTGCGCAACCTCACTTGGATTTTGTGGCAACCTTGCACCCGCTCGGTCGGCTGGGTCTAAATCATTAATGATTCGGATTGCTTCGCTTACTGAAATCGATTTGTTGTTTCGTCTTAAATATATTTTTCTTAACCAAAAATGTTGACAATTCACCCCACCTTTGTATAAAAATAAATTGTAAGTGTCCGCGCCACCCGCACCAAGACCGGGATTGATATTCGCGTTTTGTGACGCAAACAAAATGTCTTCTTTGCGATATACCTTCGACGCTCTGACCATTTTTTGACAAAATTCGCGTGAATTTGCACCGGCATTTAAAGGCGCGTATTGATAACGCACTTTGAACAAATCATTGTCTTGTTCGCTTGTTACGTTTGGAAACGATGTCGGAACGGAAGCCAATTTCAAAGTTAATTCGGAAATGTCCGGCATTCCTTCTTGGGTGCGTTCGTCAATCAATTCGTAATTTTCCAAATCTTCGCTTTCACCCAATTGAATTAAAGCGTCCGCAATTTCATTGAAAACCGCGTCGTCTTCATTTGAATGATTTCCGCATTGCAAATGCAATTGTTGAATCGGTGCGGGTTGACTTGAAAACATTGCCCGTGCAACCTCAACCGGTAGCGTCAAGAATTGAACAAGGAAAACAATTGCTTGTTCTTCCGTCAAAATTCCTTCTTTTACTTTTGCAATAATGTCAACCGCACTTGCAATTTGCGCACCATTGTACGAAACTTTTGAATCAACCAAATTGTCGACTTGTTCTTCGACAACGTCACTTGCATTTAAATTCAAGAAGTCAAGGGCAATTGTAATATTGTTAACCGCGAAAACGTCTTCCAACGCGTCGCAAATGATTTCTTGTTTTGGTCTTATTACCTTTTCCATTAATTCAGCAAACGCAACCGCTATTTCGTCCGCATTTGAAGAAAATCCCGACGCTTCTTTAACACCAACCAACATAGGCGATGTCAATTTGTGCGACGTCATAATTTGTTGACGTGCTTCGGAAGATAAAAATTGATATTGTGAATGTGCGTCGCTTACTTCCAACGGCGCAATTGTTATTTCTGAATCTTTGTTGTCGTTCCAATTCAAAAAGAATTTACCCGCATTTGAAGACCCAGTCAAATGTTTGCGAATTTCCGCAGTATTTTGACGAATTTCGTCTTCCGACATTTGAACACCGGTATTCATATTTATAACGTGACCGAATGACAATCCGTTTTGAATGTGATTCACGCAGTAGTTTGCAATTTCGGCTTCCAATGTTGAATAAGGAAGACCCGAAACATACGAAGGATTTGCATAATAAAATTGACCCACTTGGTAATCGTGAATAACAAAGATTTCGCTTCGTTCGCCTTTCGATTGTTCACCATAACCAAACGCGTCAAAACGTTGTGGTTTATATTTGTTTACATTTCTGAAATCATAACTAAAATAATAGCCAACAATTTCGCCTTCTTCGTTTGCGATTTCCGGTGCAACGCATTGCTTTGGTAAATGGAAAATTTTTGAAATTTTATTGTCGAAATACTTAATTTCAAAAGACGCTTCGCCAAACATTTCAAAATCCTTTACGATTTTACGCAAGTCTTTTTTTGAAAGCATAGAAACAACGTTCGCCCATTGCGAAGGTTGTCTCAATTTGTCCTTTGAAGTCAATCCTTTTCCGTAAATAAATTGCGAATAAGAATCAATAATTGCCGAATTTGTAGGTGATCCGTTGTAAGCGTCTATAATATCATAATAAAATTGATTTTTGTCGCCATTCAACACCCACTTTTTGCCCGAAACTTCTTTGATTTCCGGTCTTACATAGTTGGCAAGTTGTAAAATTTGTATATTGTTTTCCATTTTATATTTTTAAAACACCCTTTGTCAATTTGAAATTTTCCAAATCGGTTTGCGTTGTCGCATAAGATTTGCCACGATACAACAATTGGTCGTCTATGATGTCGAAAATTTCAATGTCCGAAGATTCACCTTCAACAAATACTTTTTCGAATTCTAAAATCATATAGTTGCCGTCTTCCAATGCTGGAATTTCAAATGTTTCGATTGTATCTTTTAATTCGTTGCGTAATTTCAAAACAACAACCTCGCATTGCTTTCGCGGAATGCAACGCAATGAATGAATTTCGTCGTTTGGGTTAAATACTACCATATTAAAATAACAAAAAAATTTAAAATGTAACACAAAAAAAACGCACTCCAATTTAATGAAGTGCGTTTTTAAACAAAAATGAACAATTTATGAAACCACTACGTCTGAAACGATTGCTTTCAAAGCGGTTTTTGTTGTGTTGTCAAGGAATGGTGAATTGTCTTTTTCCTCTGCATTGATTGCAAGTGTGAATCCACTTAAATCGCCGGAAGCACCCCCGCTGACTTTTGTCATGTTTGACATTGTACCATTATAAGCACCAACATAAACGATGTTTCCGTTGTAATCTTCAACAAAAACACTTGGTCGTCCCGCACAAATTAATTGGCATTGTGCTTGAAGATCCGCTGATAATTTTGGAAGTGTAACCGCCAACGCTTGGGCAACAAAAAACGTTCCGTTGTCTTCCGAAGAAGTACCGGTTTCCGTCAAAGTGTTTGTTGTTGCTTTTACTTCGTATTTGAAAACTTCGTCCAAAGTACCCAATGAAGTTACGGCGTGTGTTGCGATTGTTATTCCGAAATCTTCGGCAGTTCCATTCGCGAAATAAATTGCTTTTATTCCGCCTTTTTGGTCTTTACAATTTAATAAACGACCTTTTGAAACTAAACAAGACATATTTTTTAATTTTAATAGTTAATTTAATAAACCGCGACTTTTCAATCGCGGTTTTTTATTTTGTGATTAGTCTTCGTAAGTCAACCAAACGATTTCACTTGGGTTGTAGTAACCAACACCCGCAGAATAAACAACTTTTCCACGAACTTTTCCGGTTAATAAACCGATTGAATCTTCGTCAACAAGTGTAAATGTGTTGTAATCAGCCAATAAACCAGTTCCGAAAACAAGGTTTTTCTTTTCGAAAACTGCAACGGTGTTGTCCGGTAATCCGTTCACAACTTGGATTTGGTATCTTCCAATTGACAAAGCGAAGTCAGTATTTCCAAGTCCGTTTGTAACTCCCGCAGTAGCTAATTTGAAAGCATACATTTGAGCAACGTCCGGAGAAACTGCAACAACTAATTCTTTACGTCTTAAAGCGTAAGGAACTGCGTTTAAAGCCGGTTTTAAATAAGAGTCTAAAACGTTTGATTCAGAAACAACCGCGCTTGGGTTTGTCAATCCGTTTCCACCTTTAATGATGTCCGCGTCGTCAGCCCATAAAGTGATGAATCCGTCGAATTCGTCCGCGTTTGTCGCGTCACCTTGCCACATGTCAGTTTCTAATTTTTCAGCCATTGCGCCTAAAACTTCCATTTGCAATGCTTCCATAATGTCAGCCGGTGCGTTTGGATTTGAAGCGTTTGCGCCCATAATTCCGTCAGACCAAGTCGCTCTGAAATCTTCTTTACAAACGTCTAAATCGTTTTTGAATTTTTTCGGCTCTAAAGTGTTTTCGTTTAATACGATAGCACCCGCCGGAGTAAACCCGCAAGAATATGCAGTTGTTCCGTTTGTGTACTGAATTTTTCTTAAAGACAATTTATAGTTTACGTCTTCAGCGATTGTAACCAATCCTTTTGAAATTGTGTCAATTTCTTTAAATGCTTGACCGATGATTGCACCAGCCGATTTTCCTTCATAATTTGAAGTGATAGTTGTTGTTGTTGCCATTGTTATTGCAAATTTTTAATGTTTGATAAAATTCTCTCTTTTTTACTCATTGCAATAGTCACTTCGTTTTTGATTTCCGGTGTAACTTTTGCACTTGGTTTGATTTCTTTTGTTGATTTTGCACTTTCGATTTCGGCTTTCATTTCAACTTTGATTGCTTCCATTTCGTTTGCAACTTGTTTTGAAAATTGCGTGAACATTTCGCGAATCATATCAACGAATTTTTGTGTTTCGTCGGCATTCATTTCAAGTTCCGCAGTTTCTTCAACTTCTTCAACTTCTTTTTCTTTAATTTCAGCAATCATTCCTTCTTCGGTGATTACTAAAATCATTCCGTCTTCAAGTTCGTGTTCGCCAATTGGCGCTGGAACTTTGTCACCATTTTCAGCAACCACGAAAACCGGCATTCCGGCTTCGAATGATTCTGCTTCTAAAATGGTCACCCCGTCAATCAATTTGATTTGTGCTAATTCCACAACAACTTCTTCTTGTTTGTTGCTTAAAATTGCCTCAAATCCTTCTTTGATTGCATTTGTAATTGATTCTAAATTCATATCGGTGTTTAAATTAATTTTCTCCAAGTCAAACATTCCGTCAATTGAAAATCCTTTCACTTGTCCGGTTTTTACATAGTCATTCCAAATTTCGTCGTTGTCAACTTTCATTGTCGCAAACCAAGTGCCGTTCGGCTCATTGATTCCGTACGCAACCGACTTGTCGTGAACGTCGTCTTCTTTTATCCAAGATTCGACAAATGTCACACCTTCGATTTCTTTGTCGTGTTCCAATGATGAATTTTGTTGATACGATTGTTTGAAAAAGTTTTCCATTGATTTGCGAATCGTGTCCGCAGAAAATACAATGTTGAATTCCATTCCATTTTGATTTCGGTATATTGGCAAATCGGGAACTAAAACCGCACCAAGCAAAATTCTTTTTTCATTGTCAATGGTTGACAATTGAATTTTTTGTTGTTTGCTTAATGCAATGAAGTTTGATTGAATTGCCGGATCTTCAACAAGTGAAATTCCAAACACCCCGTCAACTTTTGCTTCGTCAAATACTATTTCATAGGTTGGTAACATATATATATAATTTAAAATTTTAATTTGTTATAAACTTTTTTTATCCGAAGGTGGCGTTTTGAATTATATTTCGATTCAAAGATTGCGCCGTTGTGACGTCACTTGCAACCACATACGCTTGGACTGGGTTTTGTTGCATTGCGCTACCAAGTGAAGTTGCCAATTGATTCGTTCCGCTATTGCCTACCATATTGAATTGAGGTGCTGACATTGCCCCACCGCCACCGGCTGAAATCGAAGGTGCTGAAACCGCGCCACCTTTTCCGCTTGGTGTTTTTACTGACAATATTTTTTTGATATTCATTAAACCACCCGCAACCGCAACACCGGCAAACACCGCACCAAGTGCCGGTGATGAAACCGTTGGCACGGGTAAAAATGCCGATTCATAAGCTTTTTGAGCGGTTGAATAAGTCGAAATTGCAGTTGAAGCGACCGCAAGTGCTTTTCCCGCCGTTGTTGATTCACCCGCCATTTCTGACATTGCCATAAGTGCGTTGCCAATTCCTTCAAGTTGCGCTTGTTTTGATTGTACTTCTAATTTGTCAAGTTCAATTCGCGCTTTTGTATTTGCGTCCTTTGCATTTGTTCGGTCTTCTTCCGATTTGAAAAAACCTTCGTCAATCATTTTTGATTGTTCGTCAAGCAATTGTTTGCGTTCTTCAAACGTCAAAGTTTGGTCTTCAAATTCCTTTTCCTTATTTGCTAAATCTTTTTGTGTTTTTTCTTCGGCTTCTTTTTCGTCAAGTTCTTTTCCTAAAATTTTATATTTTTCGATTATTTCTTGACGCGCTTTTTGCTTTTCTTCTTCTGACAATTTAATTGCGTCCAATTCTGCCATGTCGCGTTCGGCTTGAAGTTCTAATTTTTCACGCTCGGTCTTGGCGTTTAAATCTTCAATGTCTTTTGCGTGTTTTTCTTCGATTGCTTTCAAAGCGTCTTTTTGCTTTTGCAATTCGTCCAATTCTTTTTGCTTTGCTTCTTCGGCTTTTTTGGATTTTTCGTCCGCTTTGGCTTGAGCGTCGTCACTGGCTTTTTGCTCTATTGCATTAACTTGGTTTTGATAACCCGCTCGGTCATTTCTTATTTTTGCTAAATATTTTTTTTGTTCTTCAACCGCTTTGTCGCCTTCTTCTTGGGTTTTTTTAGGGTCAAAAACAAATGAAGATAATTTGTCAGACCCGAATTTTGACAATTTTGTGATTTCGTCTTGAATATTTAAAGAAGTAATTTTTTCAAATCCTAAAACGTCGGCAACTTTGTTTGCAGTTGTAATAATCAAATCCAACGGCGCTAATAACGCCCTAATTGGAATAAGTGACATTTCAATTCCGTAACGCATTAATCGTTGCAAAATATCTTTGTTTCTTGTTTCAGCGTCAAACGCCATTTTGTTTGAAGCGATTAAATTTTCAAGATTGATTTCGCCTTCTTTTATGGTTTCATTTGTTTGCGCAATTTTCAATTTAAGGATTTCCTTTTCTGATTTTCCTTGTAATTTTAAAACATTGTCTTGGCTTCCTAATGCTTCAAGTTTTTCTTTTTCAGTATTAAAATTTGATTGACTTAATGCGTTCAATTGCTTTTGTTCTTCAGAAACACCGCTTACCGCTTCTTTGATGTCGTCCCAATATGCGTAAGCCGTACCAAGACCAACAACAAGCAAACCGATTCCGGTTGAAACTATTGCGGTTTTTATTCCATTCAATGCGTTTAAGGCAACTGCTTTTAATTGTTTGAAAGCATCGACACTTTCACCAAGTTGTTGCAACCCAACTGACAACGCCATTGCGCTTTGAACTTTTAAAAGCGTTTTTTCTACTGATTCCGATTCAGTACCAAATAACCCCATTGCACCTTGTACGGCTGAAAATCCACCCGCAACACCGGACAAAGACGAAGTCAAAGATTTGAATTTCGCGTCGGGATTGAATGCGTCGGTCAATGCTTTTGCGTCCCCTATTGCGTCTTTTAATTGCGAAGCACGTTTCGCCGCCTCGACCGCTTCTTTGGAAGTTGCCCCGAATTTGTCGCTTAATTGTGCAACTTCTTGTTGCGCTTCGCGGAATTGTGTTCTTAATGATTTGACCGCAGTTTCTGCGCTTTCGCTTTGTATTTTTACGTCAATTATTTTTTCAATTGCCATTGTTTCGCCTTTTTAATAATTCCTTTAATATTTTTTGGAAATTGATATTTCCCTTTTGCACTTGAAATGACTTCATTTGCTTGAAAATTTTGTGCTAATTTTAGCAACTCCAATAAATTATCCATTTTGTATGATTATAATTAAATCCCCCTTGTCACTTATTATTCCGGCATTGCGTTCAATACCGCTCACATTTTGTTTGACTTGAATTTCAAGTGATGTTCCCAAATTATTCAATCCCGTTACAAGTCCGTCCGCGTCATAATCAACAGACCACACCAACGGATCGTTTGAAGTAATTGGAATTTTTATTGTTTTCACTTGGTTGTCCGTTATTCTTAAAGTACTATTGTCAAAATCCGCACTTCTAAAATCTTGAATCAATTCAAAGTCGCTTTCAAACGTTGTCAAATCCGTTGTGAATTGGTTTATGATATAACGTTTATCACGAATTATAATTCGGTCGTTTAATTTCAAATTCAACAATTCTAAATAAGGCAAACGCATTTTGACTTTTACTAATCGCGATTTTAATTCATAAATATTTTTTAAATAATCTAAATAGTAATTGTCAAACAACGTGTTCGAAATTACACCGCCGTAAACGCTTGAATTTTCAACGCCCCAATTCAATGAATTTCGTTCGTTGTTGTCCGACGCGTCTTCCATATCACTTGAAAATATGTTGCAATTTATTAATTGCGTTGTTGGTCCGTCGTTGAAATAATAATTTTTATTTCTTAACCCGTTCAAATACATAATTGTTGGCTTTGGCTTGTATGGTGTGTAATCAATTTTTAAAGCATACCCAAGAAACGAAATCGGCGTGAATAGCATATTATCAAACGGCAACGAAATAGTATAGTCGCTTCCGTCATTACTATTGAATGAATACGAAAGGTTTCCAAACTCGCGATTGTATGAATTGAAGAAACCACGATTCATTAAAGATTCGCATTTTTGATAATTGAAATCAATTCGTTTGTATGGTTTGATTCGCTCAAATGTTGCGTCCGTTGTCGTGTATCCGCTGAAATCTTTTATTTGCCCCAAATAGTACCAATTTTCTAATTGTTCAATTGTATAGTTCACCCCGTCGGTGCTATATGCAACCATGTTGAACATTTTTAAAATTCCGCTGAAAAACTCCGAAACTTTTATGTCCGGTGCATTATTGGTCAAATCAATGTTTGGAATTGCCGAACTACTCCCGCTTCCAGTTATGAAAGTGATTTCAGTTGTGCCACCCGACGAACT